CGGTGAACATAAACTTAGTGACGGTAGAGTTATTTCTACTGAGGCTGGAGTTATTGTAGCTGTAGAGGAAGCTGAGGAAGAGCCAGTAATAGAAGAGGAAGCTGAAGAGGAGGAAGAGATGTCTACCCCTTTAACTGAAGCTCAGGAAAGAGAAGCGAAAAAAATTATAGAGTCAGTTGTTACTGAAAGAGTGTTTTCTATGGAAGCTACTTTGTCAGAGGAAAACAAAGACCTTAAAAAAGAGATTAATACTCTTAGAGATTCATTCGCTAAACTTTTAGAATTAACTGAGAAGTTAATCGAAGAGCCTGTTAATAATGCAGTTGTAAAAAGAAACTCAGCGTTCAAGTCGCTGAAAAAAGAAAATAAAAAAGATATTATAAGTATCTTAAAAAATAAAAATATAATAAACTAAAAATTAAAAATTATGAGTTTTGATGTAAGTGCGCTTCCAGCGTATACGGAACAAAATGCGATGGACCTTATTATTAAGTCTGTTGCTGGAGGAAGGTTAGCAAATTACGCTAACATTCAGGACGGTGTTAAAGGACCGACTACAATTAATATTTTATCTTCAGACGTTGTTTTTCAGGCTGACGGATGTTCTAGAAGTGCTAGCGGTACTACTACCCTATCACAAAGAACTATTACTCCAGGAGCTGTAGCAATTCACGAGGATTTATGTATGACTGATTTAGCTGCTAAATATACAGCGGTAATGTTAAAGCAAGGATTAACTGGTGAGAAAGAAGAGATTCCTTTTGAAGAGTTATATTTTGCTGAGAAAGTAGCTAAGCTACAAAAAGCTATTGAAGTAGCTGACTGGCAAGGTGACACTGCTAGTGGAACAGCTAACTTATCTAAGTATGACGGTTTAAATAAAATTATTGCAGCTGCTACTGCTATTAACGGTAACCCTACAGGAATTACTCAGGCAACTGGTATTACAGCTTCAAACGTTATTGGTATTTTAACTGGAATGGCTGAGCTAATGAGTGAGGACATTATGGACGCTGACGATCTTAAATTGTTTGTAGGAATGGACACTTTCTTAAAGTATCAAAAAGCTATTGCTGACGGTAACTACTTCCATTATGTTGTAGACGGTGACTATTCTGGTGAGCTTCCATTAATTGGATTCCCTAATGTGACTGTATGTTCTACTCCAGGTCTTTCTGGTTTAGCTACTGGTAACTGTTATTTAATGAGAGCGTCTAATATTTATATTGGTGTAGATTTACCAGAGGAAGAGTCTAACGATGTTAGGTCTTGGTATGATGACAATGACAGAATTTATAAGGTAACTATGGCGTTTAGAAGAGGTGTAAATGTAGCCTTCCCTGACCAAATAGTAGAATTCTTATTAGCATAAAAATTAATGGGGGATTAATTTCCCCCTTTTAAATAATTGTTAGCTGAGATGCTAACTAACTGAAAATCAAATAGTTATGAGTTGTATATTAGCAAGTGGAATGGCCAGAGATTGTAGTGATTCTCTAGGAGGAATTGAGGAAGTCCTTATTTCTGAAAGAGACAATGTTACTGCTTTCACTGAGTCAGGACACGAAATAAGTGCTATTACTCAGGCGGGAGCAACTAATTTTTATCGTTACAATTTAAAGAAAGAGTCAGGGTCTTTAACCTCTACAGCAACTGTAGACCAGGCGGCTGGTACTTCTTTTTATGATAATGTTTTAGCGTTTACAATTAATAAATTGACAGCTACTAAAACAAACGATATCAAGATTTTAATGCTCGCACGTTTGGCCGTAATAGTAAAAGATAATAATGGTAAATATTGGGCTTTAGGTTTTGACCAGTTCGCTGAAGGTAGTTCTTTAGTAGCACAAACTGGACAGGCTTATGGAGACCCTAACCAATACCAAATCGAGATAACTGATAAATCACAGTTACCTTGTTATGAAGTTCAAGCCTCTGTTGTGGCTGGTTTAACGATTGCTTAATCGTTCTTTGTTGTATGAAAGAGGGGAGTAAATTCCCCTTTTTTTTTAAATTTGTAATTATGTTAAAAAAATCTTATATAGGAAAAACGATTCACACTAAAGGCTTTAAAGTTTTAGTATGTGAAGAGAATATAGAATTACTTAAAAAGTTAGAAATAACTGAAGTATTTACAGAAAAGAAAAAAACGAAGAAAAGTGATAGTACTGACTAAAGATACTACTAATAATTTTGTTTGTACTTTGTATGAATTAACTACTATTCAACAAAACGCTGGGTATTTATTTGAGTTTATAAGTGACCAAACTAAAGAAAAAAAGACTACAGTATTGACAGATATTAGCACAAATATTTCTAGATATAATGAATTTAACTTAATAGAGAATAGAGTAGAAAATCCTGTTAACGGTCAAATAAATTTAGGCAGTGCTGGGTATTTTACTTATAAAGTATATGAGCAGTTGAGTTCTACTAACTTAGACCCTACAAATGAATTAGTAGTAGTCGGAGTAGTAGAGGAGGGAAAAATGAAATTAATAGACACTAGTTACGAGCCTAGCTATACAGAGCATTCAGTTTCACCTACTACTAACGTAGTATATAATCCTAGACAATGAGTATAAAATTAATTCCTATCAATTTTGGCGGTTATGAATTACCAGAGTTTAAAGAGTCTAAAAAGGGTGACTGGTACGAATACGGAATAGATAGACCTTACAAAAATACTTATCCAGATTATTTGACTAAACTATATAATGAGTCTAGTAAACATAATCAAATCATTAATAGTAAAGTTAAATTTATAGTTGGTCAAGGTTTTGTAGTAGATGAGAAATTATCATTTTCAGAAAGAGCTTATGTAGATGGCTTTTTAAGGATGCCTAACGAAGATGAGAACATAGACGAGCTAACGTCTAAACTAGCAAAAGATAAGAAAGTATATGGAGGTTTTAGCTTACAGGTTAGAATGTCTAAGAGTGGCAAAATAGCTGCTATTAATCATATAGATTTTTGCGATATTAGAGCTGGAGTTGATAATGGTTTATTTTATTATACAGATGACTGGTCCTCTAGAAACCCACAAAACAACGAAGATTTTAAAATATTACAACAGTTTCCTTACGATGACACTGCTAAGCCAGAGGTAGACTATTTAATATACTACAAAGAATACAGACCAGACTTAGGTGTCTATCCTATGCCAGACTATACTAGTGCTATACCTTACTTAGAAAGTGATGCTGAGATAGCAAACTTTACTTTACAAAACATCAAAAACAACCTCTCGGCGGGCTATGTGGTCTCGTTTAATAATGGTTCCCCGACAGAGGAAGAGATGGCCAATATTGAAAGAAGATTTAAAGACTATGCTACAGGAGCTGATAACGCTGGTAAGCCTTTGCTTTCATTTACTGACCAGAATAGTGACCATCCTCAGATACTACCTATTCCAGTAAACGGACAAGACGAAAGATTTATAAACCTAAACAACCAAATTAGGGAGGAAATATTTACAGCTCACGGAATTACTAGTCCTCAACTTTTTGGAATTAAAGAAAACTCTGGACTAGGTAATAACGCTGACGAGATAGCAGTAGCTAGTCAATTATACCAAAACTTACAAATAGATCCTGAGCAAAAAGTATTTAACGAATTAATAAATTCAATACTTAACTTTAACGGTATTAGTGGACAACCAGTAAGACTACAGAAAATAGAGCCAGTACAAAGATACTTTAGTGAGGCAGCTGTACTAGGTGCTATGACTCAGGACGAGCTGAGAGAAAAAATAGGACTTTCTCAAAGCGAAATAGAGACTAATAAAGTAGCTGAAGCTATCGGAATATTAAGTCCTTTAGTAGCTACTAAGGTTCTAGATAATATGTCTATAGAAGAGATAAGACAATTAATAGGTCTTAAAGGTAGTGTAACTAGAACTACAGAGAGCTTAAAAAAAGAATTTAAGGAAGTTGAAGACGAAATACTTTTTAGTCAATTAGATAACACTGGTATAGAAGTAGAGAAACTAGAAACTATTGAAACTTTTATAAAGCCTATCACTAATATAGAGGAGGCGCAAAAGTTTGAAAATGAATTACTAAAAGATTTTAAATTTGAGATAAATAGAGTATTAACTGGAGCTGAAAAAAGTATTTTAGATTTACTTATAGATAATCCAGATTTGCCTATTACAGAAATATCAGAGGCTTTAAGCATACCGCAGTCTGAGGTTAATGATTTAATAGCTGAGCTACAAAACGCTGGAGCTTTAGATAATGAATTTAAACCTACTGAAGACGCTAAGCAAAGTATACAAAAGCCTGAAGATGAGACCTTTGTAGTTTATAAATATATAGAAAGACCAGATGCACCACCACTAAAAACACAAAGTAGACCTTTTTGTATTAGAATGATGGCACTATCTAGGACTAGAAGATATACACTACAGCAATTAAGTACTTTAACAAATGACTTAGGACAAACAGGAATTGATATCTTTACTAAAAGAGGTGGCTGGTATAACAACCCTAGAACAGGACAGATTACTCCTTTTTGTAGACATATTTGGGAAATGCAAATTGTAAGATTAAAAAAATGAAACTAAGCAGTTACCAAATATTAAAAAGAAAAAAGCTAAAAGCTGAGAGTGAATTAGAGTATTTGAAAGAAGATTTAGAGGCTATTGTTTTACAGCCTTATAGTAGTAGAGCTAAAAATGTAAGACACGAAATAAAATTAAAATACGATATATAATGGCAGTTTTATTCATATCCGAGCAATACGTTAAGAACACTACATTAATAGATGAGAATGTAGATGTAAGATTAATTCTACCTAGTATTAAAGACTGCCAGGAGTTAAGGATACACCCTATTTTAGGTACTCCTTTATATGAAGATTTAAAGACTAAAATATCTATCACAAACTTAAATAGTAATGAGACTAACTTACTAGATAATTATATAGCTCCTACTATGGCTCAGTGGGTAATGTATGAATGTTCTACTTCTATGTTATTTAAGTATAGAAATAAATCAGTAGCAACTAAGAACAGTGAGAATAGTAACCCTATAGACTACCAGGATTTACAGTTTTTAAGGGACGAATGGAAAAACAAAGCAGAGGAAAGAGAAGCTAGACTAATAAACTTTTTATGTGATAACGATAATTTATTCCCTAAGTATAAAGAACATTCAGACGATTTAAACCCTAGAAAGACAGCTTTTCAAACTAGTTTTTATTTAGGTGGTGGAAATAGTACTTATTGCTGGAGGGACGAATATAGAAATAGTCAAAAATGATATTAACCTATAATCAAATATTAAAAGAGTTTAAGACGTTTGCTACTAATCATAAGCAAATCCAAAATTTTGGTAATGGTGATCTATGGGAAATAGTAGAACATAACCAACTAACAGACTTTAACTATCCACTATTTTGGGTAGCTGACCAGCCAGCAACTTTAGGAAACGGTGTTTTTACTTGGAATTTTAACGTTATGGCTATGGACTTAGTTAATAAAGACGAGTCTAACGAGAATGAAGTTAAGTCGGATATGTGCCAGGTCTTACTAGATACTGTAGCTTATTTTGAACATAAGACAGACGTAGTAGGAACTCCACCTAGTAATAAAATAGACTGGTTAAAGGTAAATTTAGTTAGGTCAGGAACTTTAACTAGTTTTACAGAAAGATTCGAAGATGAGTTAACAGGCTGGGGAATGAATATAGGATTTAAAATTCCTTTTGCTTATGATAATTGTAACCTACCAATAAGTTAAGTATGGGAGTAATATATAATAGAAATAGAAAAAAAGCCTTATTGTTTATACCCTCTGGGGGTTTAGGTCCTAGTGTTAGTGCTGCCTTTAGTTATGATAAAAGTAGTTATAATCAAGGTGAAGCAAATCCAACTCCTACAATAACAGGGACTCCAGGAGGTACTTTTAGCTCAGACGCTGGAGTAGTTTTTGTTAGTACTTCAACAGGTGAAATTGATTTAAGTGCTTCTACTATTGCTTCACACACTATTTTTTATATTGTTGACGGAGTACAAGCGAGTCAAACAATAGATATTACAGCTGTACCTTATACTTCAACTTCTTCGTTTTCTTTTGATGGAATAAACGACTATTTTGGAATAAATCCAGAGGTAGAATTTGGGCCTGTTAGTAGTATTTCAATGTGGGTTAAAAAAGCTACAGCAACTGGTAGTGGTGTTATATTAGGAGGAACTAATAACTATGGTTATACTTTATACCTTGTAAATAATAAGCTTTATATGTGGTTTGCTAGTTTAAACAATATATACACTGGCCCAACATCAGGGACTAATACTCTTACTACTACTGACTGGGTACACCTAGCAGTTGTAAGAACCACAGTTACTGAATTAGGCGATACTGTTGAATTGTATATAAATGGAACTTCTGTATATACAAATACAGATACTCGTAATAAAAATGAATTAAGCGTAGTG